CTCTAGTATATCCTTGGTTTGGTAGTTCTTTGGTATCCATAATTTTTTAATAGTGTTTGTTCTGAAGCAGTAGTTATCACTGCGTAGTAGTCGAGCCATCCATGCATTCATCAATGCGTCTTGTTCTGTGAGTCCTGCTTTCTCGTAACATGTTACAACAGTGTCCCATGTGTATCCATCCTTCTCAAGTATTCGTTGAGCTTTCACCACACCCACGCCGGGCACTCCGCTGTATCCATCCGTATGATCTCCTGCTATGGTTTGTATCAAGTGATAGTTGTCCGCCTCTTCCTCACTTGGTTGGTGGTACTCACCCTTGTTATAATCAAAGAAGATACCGGGTACACTCTTGAAGTCTTTGTCTATACTAACAACGATAGTCTCTTCATCCATCGCTTTATCGGTAGCTAATATAGATATAACATCGTCTGCCTCAAGGTTCGCCCACAACACACCACCTAACTCATCGATGATCCACTGCTTTACTTGTCGTAAGATAATGGGCAGTCGAGACTTAGCACGGTTTGCTTTATAGTCTGGGTTAAGTTTACGACGGAAGTTCGCACGGTCTGATAGGCACAGCACTACATTCTCTGTCTTTAAGTTCTCTTGGAACTCTACGATACGGTTGACCACACGAGCTTTAGCTAATGCCATGTCTGCGTGTACCGTCCACAGTTCGTCCTTCCAATGTATTGATTCTTCGGCTACGACCGACGCTTCAAACGCTAATACGTCAGCGTCGATCAGTAATGTTGTTTTGGTTTTACTCATAATAGGCACTCCAGTTGTTTTGGTATTTCTTGTATTTAGATTTGCTTGGGTTGTCAGGGTATAGCTTGATCGTCTTACTGTTTATCAATGACCTCGGTATCATCCACCACTCTTTTAATGGAGAGATATAAATACCTACAATATCAATATCATCCGACATGTGTTCTTTTACAGATGCTCCGCATGAAGAGTTAACAGTGTAAGCTGACTTGTCCCGAACGCTTGTGCTTTTGATTTGTACCTTCAGGTCTCCGGCTGGGCAGTGAACAATAAAGTCCCACGGCATAGGAGTGGTAGGTACGTGTGGTTCGAAGTCTCGCTCTAAACATTCTGTTATGAACCGTGTCTCTGCTATCGCTCCTATTCTTTGTGCGTTTGAACTTGGCATCTTATCATTGTGTTGTTGTCTCCAGTCGTAGTTAACTGTAAGGTCTTGCTTATCATAGACATCTGCGAGGGTAGTGTACATATCATATTCTATCTCTGTCATTAATGTGTCTCCGCCCAGTTGTTGCCAATCTTGAACTCACCGTCTAAACGTACGTTCAGCTTCAGTTGTTTCCCTGCGTGTTGTATAGATTCAACAGCCAACTTACCAAACGTTTCTGCTTTATCAGGTGTTACCTCTGCTTGGAACTCGTCGTGTATGTTAGCTACGAATGCGTACTCTCTACCGTGTTGCCATCTCAATCCGTTCAACAAATGAAACAGTTGGATCAGTGCTACTTTCATAACGACTGCACCAGCTGATTGTAATAACATGTTTAGTGCTGCGTGACTACTGCGTATCGGAAGGATGCGTCCGTCTAAACCAATCAACTCTCCACCGTGTTTTACTTTACGTTGTACGTCAGCTTGTAAACGGGCGAGTGCTGGTAGACTGCTGAAGAACTTACGCTTTAGTTTCTGTCCTTCAGCTGCTCCTCCTCCAATTATCTGACCCATCTTCTGGTCGCCAGCACCATACAAAAGTGCATAGATCATAGTCTTAGCTTGGTCCCTTGTTTCTAAACCTGCTGCCTGTTGATTGACTGTGTGTACATCTCCTTCCGTCACGATCTTAGCGTATTGTCCACCGTCGTAGAACGCCATGTAGTGTGCAAGCATACGAAGCTCAAGTCCAGATGCATCACACCCTACTAACTTGTAACCGTTACGCACTGTGAATAACTCACGACACTCCGATCCGTAGTCAGCTCGTACACTTGGTACTTGTGCTACGTTTGGATTGCTGTGTGTACATCTACCAGTAACAGCTCCGTTGGTGTTGACGCTACCGTGGATCACTCCGTTCTTTTGTAACTTCAACCACGCTTGTTGTCCCTCGGCTAACTGACCTAGTCTTTTCTGTACGAGTAGATACGATAACAAATCCTCTGCTATAGGGTGGTCGATACCACGTAATACAGATTCATCTACCTTATAAGATACTCCGTCGTTCTCAGTAGGTAGTTCATAACCAAGAGCCATCAATCGTTCAGCGATCTGCTTACGACTACCCGGGTTGAACGGTATCTCTTTCACTGCGTTGCCTTGTTTCTTAGCATCCTTTACCAGCGTCTGCTTCAACCCTCGACTCTTTAGCTCCTGCTTCAAATCGTTCTTTGTCTTACGTTGGATAACCTCTACACTATCGTCACTTACAATCTGTAGTGTCCAACCAGCTGGACTCTTCATCTCTACCTCTGTAGGTTTCCATTGATTCTGTAAGTCAGTGGTCAGCTTCGCTCGGATACCCATCAGCTTGGCAGTCAATACGTCTGCTTTATCCAGATCAAACTTAAACCCATGTCGCTCTTGCAAGCTGATAACAAACCTGAACCAATGTTCTATCGCTATCATCTCTTTGCTTGGCTTGTGCTTGAATAGGAAGTCGTGCAGTAACTGAGTAACTATAACGTCACGCTCGCAGTATTTACGCATCTCTTCGTTGTAGCTGTTGAACGCTCCGTCTTCCTCTCCGTACGTCAGCTTAGTTGTGCTACCCATACGGTGTCCCCAAGCTTTCAACGAGTGACTACCAACGAGTGCTTTATCGAATCCGTTCCGTCCGAAGTCATCGTTCCGTAGATCAGGAAACACACAGCGACTAACAACAAGTGTATCTAATACTTTAATCAGTGGTGGTGAGAAACCGTACAGCTTCTTGAGTGCTGGTATATCGAAGTCAATGACGTTGTGTCCGACGATACGATCTGCTTTCTGTAGCTCTAACAATCCACGCTCTATACTTTCCCCGTGAAACGTCAGCATCTTAGGGATCATTGGGTCGTAGATAGATAGACAGTGGACGGTGTGAAGGTCTGAGTAGGTGGACCAATCGTTAATGGCGTTGGTCTCTATATCAAAGAATAGTGTTCGTGTCATATTTAGAATGGGTTATTGGTTTCATCATTAGTTGGTTTGAACACATCAGGAGTGTACCGTCCAGTGTCTCCACTATAGTACAGTGTGTCACAGTGTCCTGTTTGTCCGCTGAATCTGTTCTTCAGTACTCGGACTCGTGTCTCGTTGCTGACGGTTTCTGATTGTTGGTTACGTTCCAGTCCTATCACCATGTCCGACAGCTGTGCTATAGCTTGTGACCCTCTTAGGTGGTGCAGACTTACTCGTCCTCCTTCTTCGTGTCCACTATCGACACGCTTCAGATGGCTGACTAGTACCATACCACATCCTGTCTCTTCAACTAAAGAACGTAGCTTGGTCATGGTGTTATCGATCAATCGTCGCTCGTCGTCTCCTTGGATACCACTAACAACAATCGATAGGTGATCAAGGAATATCCACTTACAATCGTACCCCTTCACTAGATACTTTATCTTACCTAGTAAGTTGTCGCTATCCATACTACCGAAGTGATCATAGGTGTAGAAGTTCCCGTTACCTACCGTCTCTTCAAACGCTGGTCGCAGTACCTCCTCACTTGTATCGTCTTCCTCAAGGTGGATAGGTTTGTTTATGTGGATGCCCATGATACCCAAGGCGGTGCGTCGTACGCTTTCTTCAAGAGCTATGTATCCTACCTTCTCTCCAAGTTGTAGTATGTGGTGTGCTATCTCTCTACAGAATAACGACTTACCGATGCCACTACCTGCACACACCGTAACAAGTTCTCCTTGTCTCAGTCCAAGTGTCAACTCGTTCAGCCCAGCATACGGATAAGGTATAGATTTACTGTGTTGCTTATCAGCGATAACATCCCACAGTTCTTTACCGTTTACGATGCCGTCTGGTCTGTACTCTCTAGCATCGAACAAGCAACTGACTAACTCCTTTGTTCGTCCAGCTACTAACATATCAGATGGGTCCTTCAGTGGTATCTCTGCGATGTACGCTTTGCCGGGTGTTAAGAGGGCTGCACATTCTGCGGCTCCCTTTCGTCCGACATCATCCATATCAAAACAGAAGACCACTTGTTCGTAACGATCTAACCAATCGATTGCTTGAGCTACATATTTCTTAGCTGCTCCTGCTCCGTTCGGTACAGATACGACGGGCCACTTGTTATCCATAGCTTGGCTGGTACTAAGAGCGTCGATCTCTCCTTCCACTACAACAACACGACGACCACCGTCACGCCACAGGTGCTGACCGTACAATCCTAGTAGCTCTCCTTTGATGTGGAACTTCTTGTTCGGTGTACGAATCTTTTGTCCGCACGTCTTACCGTCTCGTGTTTTATAGTTAGCAATCTGTACAGGCTCACCGTTATACACACCACACCAGTACCCCCACTTCCGACAAGTGTCTTCCGTTAGGTTGCGTCGTGCTATTGCTTCTGGTTCTCCTCTTACGTAATCTCTCGGTGTTGGGGAGGTTGATTCATTCTTCATTCGTCCGGCTCCACGGTGATCGTCGCAACTGAAACAATGGGTGCTACCGTCGTCGTTTGTGGAGAGGGCGTCTGAACTTCCGCACTTAC